GCTTGCACCAGCAGTTCCTAATCCGCTTTCTCCAACAAGACCTAACTCTGCTGCTGTGCCTGCATCTAAGCCAACAAAACCAGCACCACCGCCTAATAAAGATGTTCCTGCTGGAATACCTGTATTAGCTGCTGCTGCCATGCCTGCTGTAACACCGCCTTCTGCTAAAGCTGCTGCATCCAATAATGCTGCTGCTTCTGCTGCTTGGGCTGCTGCTGAACCTGCTGCTGCTGCTTCTGCTGTTGTTGCGCCTGCTGCTACTGCTGAGTTTGCTGCTGCTGTGTAGGCTGCTGCACCTGCTGCTGTCAGTCCAACAGTAACCCATCCACCAGGAATCTCTCGATTAACAAAAGTGTCTACTTCTGCTAGTGCGTTTCCAATTGGTTGTGTAACAGCTTGGTCAATAGATACACCAACATCACCGATAGCCTGACCAACATCTTCTACAGCACCTAAAATTCCACCGCCACCGCCAGATGTGCCTAAGACATCAGATATGGGATCTGTAATAGCAGAAACAATGCCACCTCCACCACCGCCTTGAGGTTTAATCTTGCCATCTCCACAATGCTCAAAAGCATCTTGTGGCAGATCAGGGATCTCCATCAATGCACAGGCTCTGTTGTTGAATCTCATAGTTTATGTTCCACCAATGTCTGTTTTTCTACAAATCCAAGTCGTTTTGTTAGTCTTGCAACAGAGTTTCTGACATAGCCCTGAACTTTTGTTGCTCCAAATGCTCTAAACAATAAACACAACTGTTTGTATGCCTCTTGGTTGGTTACAAACTTGCCACCATAAGCGCATATAAAAGCCACTTTTTGTTTAGGATATTGAACAAAAGATATAACTATGACACCCTGTATTTTATCTTGTTCTACACCTACAAATAAGTGTAAATGCTCATTGATTAAAGAACTTTTTAAATCATCTACATCGTATTCATCGCACTCACTTTTGGTAAGTGCATCGGCAATATAGCCCTCAATTACAGCCCATTCAGACTGTATTTGTTTTGGACTATATTGCCTAACTAGCAATTAGAAGAAACCGCCTAATAAACCACCGCCTAATGCTCCCAAAGCAGGTGCTGCGAATGACGATCCAAATGTTTGACCAATTGCAGGAAACGCTTGTCCTAACGCATATCCACCTAAACCACCAGCTAAAGCACCGCCAAGGATACCTGCGCTACGATTTTGATAGGTAGGAGCATTTTGTGTGGTTGTGCCATAACCGCCTAATGGAGTGCCATAGACCGATGACAAGAAACCTTGCAATTGCTGATATGGCAACTGCTGTTGGAACTGATAGCGAGATAACTGCTCTTGTAGAGGCTGTGCTGCGATAGCCTCTTGTTGTGCGCCAACTTGTGCCAATGTTTGTGATGGTAGGAATTGTTGGCTGTAGATTTGTGGAGCTGCGGAAGCTGCTGCCAACTGTCGTGCCAAGTCTTGCGACTGAACTGTTCCCAAACCACCTGCTGCTTGCAACTGAGTTCCGAGTGCTGCCTGTTGAGCCTGTTGGAGACCTTGTGCGCCCAAGAAACGATTGGCAATGTCTTGTTGAGATAGACCAGCCAATTGACCAGCGATTCCAGCCTGTTGTGCGGTTGCTGCTCGTTGAGCTTGTTCGAGTGCGCTTGCACCTGCCAAACGAGTCTGAATGTCTTGTGCCGATACACCTGCCAACTGACCCAAAGCCTGTTGTTGCAATGCTCGCTCTTGTTGGAACTGTGTTCCTGCTAGGTTGGCTGTAACATCGCCTAAAGACCTTCCAAAAGCCTCTGTAGAGCGTTCTAAGGCTCTTTCCATAGAACCACTACCTAAACGACCAGATCGGCTGTAAAGGCTCGAAATGCCTGGCAATACTGTTTCGCCAAATTGCTGAATCAATGGTCTTGTGGCTGCTGCCATCATTTGTTGCTGATAAGGGTTTCCACCTAGAAAACCACCACCTGCAATATTAGCCAATTGACCTGTGGCAATGTTTTGGAATCCGCCACCTGCTGCTGCACCAAAGACATTTTGACCAGGTTGTGCGCCTGCTGCTCCATAAAGACTCTGTAATTCAGCTTGACCAGCTACAGGCAATTGACCGCTTGCTGCTTGCTGATATACCGATGCGCCTGGTTGCATACCTGCTGCACCAAAGATATTCTGATATAAAGGAGATGCAGCCGATTGTGCTGTCAATCCTTGCATAAACGCTTGTTGAGCCTGTTGTAAAACAGGAGATTGCTGACGAGCTAATGCTTCTTGTTGAGCAATAGCCTCAGTAGTCGCAGCCGATGGACTTACAAAGGTCTGACCAGGAAAGAACTCAGGTTGCTGTCCTGTCAAAAACAGACTCTGCGCCCTTTCCAATCCTGTGGTAAGGAATGGCAGTAGTGCTGGATCTATCTGCGATGTAGTTGTCGTTGTTGCCATAGTTTTTTATCCTACGATGATGTATTTGTAAGTCATGCCCGATACTGTATTAACTGGATGGCTAATAGTGGCACTTCCATTGGTTACTGCTGAAATATAAGGCTCTGTAAAGATGTTGCTTGTGTATCCGTTTGATGACAGATATGACAATGTTGCTATGACAGATGGTATTGCCGGTCTTGTTGGGCTTGTGCTTGTCGGTAAAGTTTCTAAAGAAATTGCTGTATTATCTGTTCGCCAAATAATTTCTACATAATCATTTTTTTCTAGTGCTACAAAAAAATTTAATGCAGCTATTAAATGACCATCTACAGATCCATGCCTATTTGGAACAGAATATCTACTATTGCTATTTGCTATATTCGTTCCATTTTTTCTAAACCAAACATCAATATCATGGATTGAATTATCTGTATTTACAAACTGTGCAGAAAACTGCAAATTGTATAAACCAGAATAACTAACATTCAATCGTGAGCTATTAGACAATGATGCTCCAAGACTATAGTCTGTGGTGCTAAATGTCATTGCATAATCTACTGTAGTACTTGCTGCCGTTTGGTCTGTATCGTCTTGTACTGCTAAATATGGGTAATACGCTGTCGCTGATACATCATCTGTTGGCATCAACAAAATTACAGAATCTACACCAATACGAGCATCTGTAATTGTTGTAGTGGAAGCTCCACCTGTCGCTAGAGTAACCGACCCTGTATTGTTGGTCTTGCCATTCATAATCCCATTGACTACTTCGGCAACACCCCTTGGATCTGATCCAAACGGAGGTAAAACTCGAAACATTATCTAGTTCCTAGTGGGTTTAAGTCTATATCCATTCCTACTGCTGATGTCCAACTTCCTGTTGGTGTCAATTGTAGACGATGATAGCGACCAATTCCACGCACAGACACCCTATTTTCTGCATCTGCTGCTGTTTGTGAGCCAAATACTGTGGATTCTGTCAAAAGTCTGCGAGATAGCAATGCAACACTTCCAGATCCATCATCTACAATAGGCTTTACCATTGTGATTGCAGATGTAGAACCAGGAATTTCTATGTCTCCTGTTTCTAGGTATGCTGTAGCATTTGCGCCTGTAAAAGTTACTATTTTTGCGCCATCTACACCAGCTAGTTGCAGTTTTCCACCAAGCCAAAGTCGGCTATCAAAGCTACTTAAGATTGTTTCTAATGTTCCGTATGTATCTAATCCTTCTAAAGTAACAGCAGGGGTAGATGTAGATGCAACTCTATCTACAGATGTTGTTCCACTAGTCCAGCGTTGAGTCTGATAATTGTAGATTAACAGGCTATCAGGGGTTGCTGAACTGTTTGATGCGTAAGCCCAGATAATTAACTTTTTGGCTGGATCTACCGCAGCAGACATGAGATATAAAGTGCCTTCATCTACATTATCAAAGAAATACCTGTTTACTTTTTCGTTACCAATTGGAATAACATTTTGTCCATCACAGGCATAAAATCCATCATCGCCCAAAAAGAATGTAGTTCCACCATATTGAATAATGGAGTTTGCTTCGTAACATCCTAAGTTTCTACTGATGTTGTCAAACTGAAATACCAATGGGCTACCAACATAAGACATACGATGGATTGATCGATCCATAAAGACTAAACCAAATTCTCCACCTGTAACACCAACAACAGAGCCACCATCAGGAATATCTTGGTAATCTGCTTGTGTTGTTGCAGAATTAGTCCAAGACGATTCGTCTCCCAATGCTGACCATTGAACTCTATTTTGATAACTAGATTGGTAACCAGAAACTACAAAGTCTCGCACAACTGTTACATATCGAGCCTCTGGCGCATCTGCTGCCAAGTCTGCAAATAATGTAGAACTGTTAAGGTTATAACCTTGCAATCTTGCTTGTCCGTTTGCAGCAATAATGACATTACCAAATTGCGTAAACTTCCAACGCTGATCTGCTGGTGTTGTGTAATTTCCTGACTTTGACACATTATCCAATGACAAATCACTAGAATCTAATTTAAATAGTTTTGTAGATCCACCAGCAAAAACAGTTGTAGCTCCTGCGCTTGTTTTTCCAGCAACAACATTGTTTAGGTTTTCGGATGCAGCAGCAGAATAATCTACAACTGTTGGTATTCCACCATAGCCAACTAATTTAGAATAAACATTTTCTGCTCGTCTTAAACCATTAGTCAATCCTGGCTGATCTGGAGTCCATTCTCCAAAATTTACTCGACTTATTGCCATGTAGAAGATCCAATACTAATATTTGTCCAAGTGTTACTTGATATGCTGTTTTCTGTCCAAGTGTTGCTTGATGCTGAAATACCAGACCAATTGCTATCTGTTATTGTAGATAATGTCCATGTGTTTGTAGTGGCTGGAATACCAGTCCATTCTTCGCCAATAATGTAACCACGACCAACAAGAGTTCCTAGCGCGTTAAGCGATCCGTTTCCTTGGAATCTTGCATTGCCAACAGCAGATGCAGAT